ATGACCCTGATTACCCAACAGGACCTGACGACGGATACCGAAAGCACGGCCGAACTGCTGAAGGCGCTTCAGGCAAGCCTGAGCGACCTGCGGCGCACGGCGGTGGCCCTGAAACGGAAGATCGACGCGGGCGAGGCCGATGACCTGGCCACGGGCGCGAAAGAGATCGCGGCGGTGGATCAACTGGCCCGCAATTGCATGAAAACGGAGGTAAGCCTTGCTGAAATCTGCAACCGGAAAGCCGGAATCGTGCGCGGAGGATACGCGCTTGACCTGGACGTCGCTCGAGCTGAAATCGGGTGCCGCCTTGGTCGCCTCCGCACCTGCTGCGGCAAGGGCTGAGTTCCTGGATGGTCTGAGCGAGGGCGCCTTGTGCGCCCTCCCTTACCTGTTCGAGTTCTGGGCGTTGGACCACCAACTTCCGCCCGGGGGCGACTGGCGGTCCTGGGTGGTGATGGGCGGCCGGGGCGCGGGCAAGACGCGGGCCGGGGCGGAATGGGTGCGGTCGCGGGTCGAAGGGCCCAAGCCCACGGATGCCGGGCCCTGCCGGCGGCTGGCGCTGGTGGGCGAGACCTTCGACCAGGTGCGCGACGTGATGATCTTTGGCGACAGCGGGATCATGGCCTGTTCGCCGCCCGACCGGAAACCCGACTGGAAGGCCGGAGAGCGCAAGCTGGTCTGGCACAATGGGGCCGAGGCGCAGGCCTTTTCGGCCCATGATCCCGAGGGGCTGAGGGGGCCTCAGTTCGACGGGGCCTGGGTGGACGAGCTGGCCAAGTGGAAGAAGGGCGAAGAGACCTGGGACATGCTGCAATTCGCTTTGCGGCTGGGGGCGGATCCACGGGTCTGCGTGACGACGACACCGCGCAACGTGGCGGTGTTGAAGCGCCTTCTGGAGACTCCTTCGACGGTGGTGACCCATGCGCCGACCGAGGCCAACCGGGCCAACCTGGCGGCGTCGTTCCTGGAAGAGGTCCGGGCGCGGTACGCGGGGACCCGGCTGGGACGGCAGGAGCTGGACGGGGTGCTGCTGGCGGATGTCGAAGGCGCCTTGTGGACCGGGGCGATGTTGGACGCGGCGCTGGTCGAGGAGGTGCCCGAGTTGACGCGGATTGTCGTGGGGCTGGACCCGTCCGTGGGGGGCAGTGATGCCTGCGGGATCGTTGCGGTGGGCGCGGTGATGGAGGGGCCGCCGCAGGACTGGCGGGCCTACGTGCTGGGGGATTGCACGGTGGAGGGGGTGTCTCCGTCCGGGTGGGCCAGGGCGGCCCTGCGCGCGATGGAGCGGTTCGCGGGCGACCGGCTGGTGGCCGAGGTCAACCAGGGGGGCAAGCTGGTGAACGAGGTCTTGCGCCAGGTGGATCCGCTGGTGCCTCTGAAGACGGTGCATGCGGCGCAGGGAAAGGCCGCGCGGGCAGAGCCGGTGGCCGCGCTTTATGAACAGGGACGCGTGCGCCATGTAGCCGGGCTGGAGCGGTTGGAAGAGCAGATGACCCAGATGACCGTGCGGGGGTTCGAGGGGCGCGGGTCGCCCGACCGGGTGGATGCATTGGTCTGGGCGTTGTTCGAGCTGATGATCGTGCCGGCGGCTCAGTGGCAGCAGCCACGGGCCCGGGTGTTGTAGCGAGGCGGTTCTGGACCGGGGGAGAGACTGGAGGGCGGTGCGCGGGGGCGGGCCGCCCTTTTTGCTGTTCGCTCCCTTGAGGGCGTCGGCACCGGGTGGGGCCGTAGGGCCAGGGTATTTTTGAAGAGAAAGAAGCAGGAGGGGTTGGGTGTTGCGGGCGCGGCGCACGGTCCGTTTGAGAAGATTTACCGAAATTCAAGGAAGAAGGTCCGCGAGCCTGGTTGGCGCCCCGTTCGGAGCGGGCGGCACTGAAGCGCAGCAAGGAGCATCTGGCATGGTTTTCGACTTTCTTCGTCGTGATGGGGCGCGGCCCGCAACCTCGGCGACTTCGGCGGCACCGGAGCGCAAGGCGAGTGCGGCGGGACCGGTGGTGGCCTGGCACAGCCAGGGCCGCGTGGCGTGGTCCGCGCGCGATACCGTGTCGCTGACGAAATCGGGGTTCGCGGGAAACCCGGTCGGGTTCCGGTCGGTCAAGCTGATTGCCGAGGCGGCGGCGGCGCTGCCGTTGGTGCTGCAGGACCGGGTGACGCGCTATGACATGCATCCGCTGATGAGCCTGGTGCGCCGGCCGAACCCGGCCCAGGGGCGGGCCGAGCTGATGGAGGCGCTTTACGGGCAGCTTCTTTTGTCGGGCAATGCCTACGTGGAGGCGGTCCAGGGGGAAGATGCCGGGCCGATCGAGCTGCACGTTCTGCGCTCGGACCGGATGTCGGTGGTGCCTGGGGCGGACGGGTGGCCGGCAGCCTACGATTACCGGGTGGCGGGCAAGAGCCACCGGTTCGACGTGACCGGCCAGCCGACGATCTGCCATGTGAAAATGTTCCATCCGCAGGACGACCATTACGGGCTGTCTCCGCTTCAGGCGGCGGCGATGGCGGTGGATGTGCACAACTCGGCCTCGCGCTGGTCGAAGTCGCTGCTGGACAATGCCGCGCGGCCCAGCGGGGCGTTGGTCTACAAGGGGGGCGATGGCCAGGGGCAACTGGGAGACGACCAGTTCCGCCGCCTGTCCGACGAGATCGAGACCTTTCACCAGGGCGCGCGCAATGCCGGGCGGCCGATGCTGCTGGAAGGTGGACTGGACTGGAAGCCGATGGGCTTTTCGCCCAGCGACATGGAATTCCAGAAGACCAAGGAGGCGGCCGCGCGCGAGATTGCCCTGGCTTTCGGGGTGCCGCCGATGCTGCTGGGGATCCAGGGGGATGCCACTTACGCCAATTACCAGGAGGCCAACCGGGCCTTTTACCGCCTGACCGTGCTGCCGCTGGCGACACGGGTGGCGGCGGCGCTTGGCGACTGGTTGTCGGGTTTCACCGGCGAATTGCTGGAACTGAAGCCCGACCTGGACCAGGTGCCGGCCCTGGCGGCCGAGCGCGACGCGCAATGGGCGCGGGTCAGCAAGGCCGAGTTCCTGACCGATGCGGAGAAACGCGTCCTGCTGGGGCTGCCGATGCTGGCCGAGGAGGGCTCGGATGGCGGATGAGCGGCGTATCTACGAATCCTTCGATTGCGCGCCGGGGCTGCGGCTGCAGGCGCATGAACGGGTCAGCCAGATCCATCACGACACGCTGTGTCAGCGGCTCGACCGGATCGAGGAAATGATGGAGCGGCTGGAAAAGCGGCTGTGGCTGGCGGTCTACGGGGTGGCGGGCGCCATCCTGGCCCAGGCCTTCCAGTCGATCCTGTCGGTAACCCCCTGAAACCAGGAGAGATAACCATGACCGAGGATTTGGGTCTGGAGCACAAGTTCGCACGCTTCGGCGATGTGGTCGGGGTCGAGGACGGCACCCGGATCGCGGGTTATGCCAGCCTGTTCGGCGCGCCGGACCAGGGCAATGACGTGGTGGCGCCGGGGGCCTATGCGGCTTCGCTGGAGGCGCTGAAGGCGCGGGGTGGGTCGGTCAAGATGCTGTGGCAGCACGACCCGGCCCAGCCGATCGGCATCTGGGACGAGGTGCGCGAGGATGCGCGCGGGCTCTATGTCTCGGGCCGGTTGCTGGTGAGCGTGGCCAAGGGCCGTGAAGCCAAGACGCTGGTGGAAGCCGGGGCCATCGACGGGCTGTCGATCGGCTATCGCACCAAGCGGGCGGTCAAGAACGAGAAGGGCCAGCGGGTCCTGACGGAACTGGAGCTTTGGGAAGTGTCGCTGGTGACCTTCCCGATGCTGCCCAGTGCGCGGGTGGCGGCGAAGGGTGACGAGCCCGGGACCGGGGACGCCTTGCGCGAATTGGCGGCCGCCTTCGAGGGCGCGCGGCTTGAGCTGGCGCGGCGGTGACGCGCTGAACGTTCACCTGAGAGGAAGGACATGCCGATGAGCAAGACCCACGGCGAGACCGAGGTCCGGGATGATGCGCCCTTCGTTCACGAGGTGAAGCAGGCGGTGACCGGCTTCGTGAGCGAATTCAAGGGCTTTCAGGCCGAAATTGAAACCAAGATGCAACAGACGGAAGAGCGACTGACCATGCTGGATCGTAAATCTCAAACTGCCGCGCGCCCGCAGCTTGCCGGGGCCGTGGACGCGTCCGCTCCGCACCAGAAGGCGTTCGACGCCTACCTGCGTAGCGGCGACGACGACGGCCTGCGTGGCCTGGAATTCGAAAGCAAATCGCTGTCGACCGCGGTCAACAGCGACGGCGGCTACCTGGTCGATCCGGCCACGTCCGAGGCGATCAAGTCCGTGCTGTCCTCGACGGCTTCGCTGCGGGCCGTGGCCTCGGTGGTCAATGTCGAGGCGACGTCCTACGACGTGCTGATCGACCACACCGACGTGGGTGTCGGCTGGGCGTCGGAAACCGGGGCGGTGACCGAAACCGACAGTCCGATGATCGACCGGATCTCGATCGTGCTGCACGAGCTGAGCGCGCTGCCGAAAGCCTCGCAGCGTCTGCTGGACGACAGCGCCTTCGACATCGAGGGCTGGCTGGCCTCGCGCATTGCCGAGAAGTTCTCGCGCGCGGAAGCGGCGTCGTTCATTTCCGGCGACGGCAATGACAAGCCCAAGGGCATGCTGACCCACACCAAGGTCGACAACGCCAGCTGGGCCTGGGACACCATCGGCTATGTGCCCACCGGCGTGGACGGCGGCATCGGCACCGGCGAGGCCATCATCGAGCTGGTCTATGCGCTGGGTGCCCAGTACCGGGCCAACGGCACCTTCGTGATGAACTCGAAGACCGCGGGCGTCGTGCGCAAGCTGAAGGACGGTGACGGCCGCTTCCTGTGGGCCGACGGCCTGGCCGCCGGCGAGCCGGCACGCCTTCTGGGCTATCCGGTGCTGATCGCCGAGGACATGCCGGACGTGGCCAACGACAGCTACGCGATCGCATTTGGCGATTTTGCGGCCGGCTACACCATCGCCGAGCGTCCGGACCTGCGTATCCTGCGCGACCCGTTCAGCGCCAAGCCGCATGTGCTGTTCTATGCCACCAAGCGTGTTGGCGGTGACGTTACCGACTTTGCGGCGATCAAGCTGCTGAAGTTCGCCGCTTCGTAAGCGGGCGATCGCGGGGCCGGGAGACCGGCCCTCGATGGCGGGCGCGTGTCGGCAAGTGCTTCACGTCGTCCAAGCTGCTTCCCTCCGTCCGAGCGGCGTGGAGCGGCGCGCGCCCGCCTGAAATCGAAAAGCCAAGCCTGATCATGGGCCAGGTCCGATCATGGGCCAGGACCGGACGGGTGCCGGAGAGCTGCCTGACGGGTGCCGGGACGGGACGTAACGCGCGGAGTGTACGCATGATGTTGATCGAGGAAACCACATTTGCCGATGCGGCGCTGCCGGTGGATGAATTCAAGGCGCATCTGAAGGTCGGGACCGGCTTCGAGGATGACAGCCTGCAGGACCAGACCCTGGTGACCTTCCTGCGCGCCGCCATCTCGGCGATCGAGGCGCGGACGGGCAAGGCGCTGCTGGTGCGCGACTGGGCCTGGACGATCTATGAATGGGGCAACCCGCTGGGCGAGGCCTTTCCGGTGGCCCCGGTGGGCACGATCACCGAGCTGCGCACGACGGACGCCGACGGGGATGCCACGGTGCTGGCGACCAGCCTGGTGCGGATCGAGGCCGACATGCACCGGCCCTTGCTGCGGCCGAGGGGGACTCATCTGCCGCATGTGCCGACCAACGGGTCGGTCACATTGCGCTTTTCGGCGGGCATGGCGGCCGATTGGGCCGGGGTGCCGTCGGACCTGGGTCAGGCGGTGCTGCTGCTGGCCACCCATTACTACGAATACCGCGACGACACGGCGCTGAGCGACGGCTGCATGCCCTTTGGCGTGACCAGCCTGATCCAGCGCTACCGGCCGCTGCGCCTGACCATGAGGGCGGGCCAATGACGCGGCCCTACCTGAACCGGAAGCTGATCCTCGAGACGGCCGACGCGACGCCAGACGGAGCCGGGGGCATGATCCGCACCTGGGTCGCGCTTGGCACGCTTTGGGGCGAGGTGACGGCGCGCGGGGGGCGGGAACGGGCCACGGCCGGGGGGCCGGTGTCGCAGATGTCCTACCGCATCGTGGTGCGCGCGGCGCCCATGGGCAGCGATGCCCGGCCGCGCCCGGACCAGCGGTTCCGTGAGGGCTCGCGGATCTTCGCCATCCGCGCGGTGGCCGAGGACGACCGGGCGGGGCGCTATCTGGTCTGCTTTGCGGACGAGGAGGTGGCGGCATGAGCTATGGCATGGCAGCGGCCTTGCAGAAGGCGGTTTACGAACTGCTGGTGACCGATCCGGGGCTGACGGCCCTGATCGCGGACCGGGTCTATGATGCGATGCCCGCGGGCCCGGTTGCGGGCACCTTCGTGTCCATCGGGCCCGAGGACGTGCGCGACAGTTCGGACGTCACCGGCGCGGGCGCGGTGCATCGGTTCACGGTGTCGGTCGTCAGCGAGGACGACGGCTTTGCGGCCATCAAGACGGTGGCGGCGGCAGTGGATGACGCGCTGAAGGACGCCGCGCCGTCCCTGGATCGTGGCCGCCTGGTGGGCCTGTGGTTCGAACGGGCCTCGGCCAAGCGGACGGGCCAGGCAGAGCGGATCCGCCGGATAGACCTGCGCTTTCGCGCACGTGTTGAAGACGACTAACCCCTTAAGGTATCGGGAGAAAACTCATGGTTGCCCAAAACGGCAAGGACCTTTTGGTCAAGGTGGACATGACCGGCGGCGGTCAGTTCGAAACGATGGCGGGGCTGCGTGCCACGCGGATCAGCTTCAACGCGGAAAGCGTCGATGTCACGAGCCTGGAAAGCCAGGGTGGTTGGCGCGAGCTGCTGTCCGGGGCGGGCGTCAAGTCGGCGGCGATCTCGGGATCGGGTGTCTTCAAGGACGCGACCACCGACGAACGTGCCCGGCAGATCTTCTTTGACGGGATCACGCCGAATTTCCAGGTCATCATCCCCGATTTCGGCACGGTCGAGGGGGCCTTCCAGGTGACCTCGATCGAATATGCCGGGACCCATGATGGCGAAGCGACCTATGAACTGGCGATGGCCAGCGCCGGGGCGCTCGTGTTCACGGCGGCATGACCGATGGCCAATCCTTGGACGGGGGAAGTGGCCCTGGTGATCAACGGGAGGCCGCGCGTCATGAAGTTGACGCTTGGCACCCTTGCCGAGTTGGAAGCGACACTGGGAGACGGCTCTCTGGTCGAGCTGGTGCAGAGGTTCGAGGGCGGCGCGTTCTCGGTCCGCGATGTGCTGGCCCTGCTGGCGGCCGGGCTGCGGGGTGGCGGCCACGAGATGAGCTCGGCCGAACTGGCCGCGGCGGACATCGAAGGCGGGCCGATGGCGGCGGCGCGGGCGGCGGCCGAATTGCTCGCCCGGGCCTTCGTCCTGCCTGAGACGGCGTGACCGACAAGCTGGACGTGACCGACAAGCTAGACTGGCCCGCGATGATGCGGGCCGGGATGCTGGGACTGGGTCTGAAACCGGCCGAGTTCTGGGCGCTGACACCGGCCGAGCTGCGGCTGTTGCTGGGGCAGACCGGGGCGGCGGCGCCGCTTAACCGTGCGGGGCTGGACGCGTTGCTGGCGGCCTACCCGGACCATGTGAAGGAAAGCGACGATGACGGATCTGGACGGGATCGAAGTGCTGGATGACCAGGCCGAGGCGCTTGGGGATTCACTGGGCAATGCCGCCGGCATGGCGGCCAGTTTCGATAGCGAGCTGCGCCGGGTCAACGCGGCCTTCGCGGCCACGGGCGCGGGTATCGTCGGGCTGGAGAGGGGCCTGTCCAAGGGCCTGCGCCGGGCCTTCGACGGGGTGATCTTCGACGGCATGAAGCTGTCGGACGCGCTGAACACGGTGGCGCAATCGATGATCCAGACGACCTATTCGGCGGCGGTGAAACCGGTGACCGACCATTTCGGCGGGCTGGTGGCCTCGGGCGTCAACGGCCTGGTCAGTGCGGCCTTGCCCTTTGCAAATGGCGGGGCGTTTTCGGGTGGGCGGGTGACGCCCTTTGCCAGCGGTGGCGTGGTGTCGAGCCCGGTGGGCTTTCCGATGCGCGGGGGCATGGGGCTGATGGGCGAGGCGGGGCCGGAGGCGATCATGCCCCTGGCCCGCGGCCCCGACGGCAAGCTGGGGGTGCGTGGCGGCGGCGGGGGCACGGTGAACGTGGTCATGAACATCCAGACCCCCGATGCGCAAAGTTTCCAGCGCAGCCAGGGCCAGATCGCCGCCCAGATGAGCCGCGCCCTGACCCGTGGCAACCGCAACCGCTAAGAGGATTTCCCCATGAATTTCCACGAAGTCCGCTTTCCCGCCTCGCTCAGCTTTGGGTCCGTCGGCGGTCCGGAACGACGCACCGACGTGGTCACGCTGGCCAACGGGTTCGAAGAGCGCAACACGCCCTGGGCCCATTCCCGCCGGCGCTACGACGCCGGGCTGGGGATGCGCTCGCTGGATGACATCGAGACGCTGATCGCCTTCTTCGAGGCCCGGCGCGGCCAGATGTACGGGTTCCGCTGGAAGGACTGGTCGGATTTCAAATCCTGCGGGGCCTCGGCCGAGCCGGCCTTTGGCGACCAGGTGATCGCGGAATCCGATGGCGTGACCGAGAGCTTCCAGCTGATCAAGACCTACCGGTCGGGGTCCTTCACCTATGCGCGCCCGATCACCAAGCCGGTCACGGGCACTGTGCGCGTGGGCGTCGAACAGGACGAGCTGCGCGAGAGCATCGACTACACGCTGGATGAGACCACGGGCACGGTTGTCTTCGTGCATCCTCCGGCGCCGGGTCAGCGGATCATGGCGGGGTTTGAATTCGACGTGCCGGTGCGCTTCGATACCGACCGGATCCAGACCTCGGTCGCGTCGTTCCAGGCGGGGGATGCGCCGAACGTGCCGGTGGTCGAGGTGCGGGTCTGATGACGGGGATGGACACGGCCTTTCGGGCCCATGTGGAAAGCGGTCTGACGACGCTGGCGCGGTGCTGGGCGCTGACGCGCAAGGACGGGGTGACCTTCGGGTTCACCGATCACGATTGCGGGCTGGCCTTCGAGGGGATCGCGTTCAAGGCCGACACCGGCCTGTCGGCGCGCGCCTTGCAGCAATCGACGGGGCTGTCGGTCGACAACACCGAGGCCCTGGGCGCGCTGACGGATGCGGCGGTGGCCGAGGCGGATATCGAGGCCGGGCGGTTCGACGATGCCGAGTTGCGGGCCTGGCTGGTCAATTGGGCCGATCCGTCGGTGCGCTGGCTGCAATTCCGGGGCAGCATCGGCGAGATGCGCCGGACGGGCGGGGCCTTTACGGCGGAACTGCGCGGGCTGACGGCGGCCCTGAACCGGCCGCTGGGGCGGGTCTACCAAAAGCCCTGCACGGCCGTTCTGGGTGACGGTGCCTGCGGGTTCGACACGACGACCCCGGGCTATGCGACAGACCGCGACGTGGTCGACGTGCAGGACGCGCGGTTCTTTCGGTGGGAGAACCTCGACGGGTTCGATGCCGACTGGTTCACGCGCGGCCGGCTGGAGGTGCTGACCGGCCAGGCGGCGGGTCTGTGGGCGTCGATCAAGCGGGACGTCACCGAAGACGATGCGCGGCTGATCGAAACCTGGGAGCCGCTGCGGGCTCCGGTTCTGGTGGGCGACCAGGTGCGGCTGATCGCGGGGTGCGACAAGCGGTTCGAGACCTGCCGGCTCAAGTTCAACAACCTGCTGAACTTTCAGGGGTTTCCGGACATTCCGGGCGAGGACTGGGTGATGGCCGTGCCCCGCTCGACCAATCCGAACACCGGGGGCAGCCGGCGATGAATGATCGTATCGTGGCCGCCGCGCGGGGCTGGATCGGCACGCCGTACCGGCACCAGGCGTCCTGCAAGGGCGCTGGGACCGATTGCCTGGGCCTGATCCGGGGCATCTGGCGCGAGGTGCTGGGGCCGGAGCCGGTGCAGGTGCCGGCCTATTCGATGGATTGGTCCGAACCGCAGGGGGAGGAGCGCTTGTGGCAGGCGGCCATGGCGCATCTTGTGCCCTGCGCGCCCGGCGGGCAGCGGGCCGGCGATGTGATCCTGTTTCGCATGCGCACGGGGTCGGTGGCCAAGCATCTTGGGGTGGTGACCGTCCCGCATGAAAAATTCGTCCACGCCTACAACCGGCGTGGCGTGATCGAAAGCCCGATGAGCGCCCCCTGGGCACGGCGCATCGTGGCACGTTTCGCGTTTCCCGACACGATTTCTGACTAGGAGCGGCTGATGGCGACTATCCTACTTTCAGCGGCAGGGGCCGCCATCGGCGGATCCCTGGGCGGCACGGTCGCGGGGCTGTCCACGGCCGTTCTGGGCCGGGCGGTCGGCGCGACCATCGGCCGGGTCATCGACCAGAGCCTGCTGGGCGCGGGGGCCGATCCGGTCGAAACCGGCAAGGTCGACCGGTTCCGCCTGACCAATGCCAGCGACGGCCAGCCCATTGCGCAGGTCTATGGCCGCATGCGCGTGGGGAGCCAGGTGATCTGGGCCTCGGACTTTCAGGAGAGCGTGTCGACCACGGGGGGCGGCAAGGGGATGCCCAAGGCGCCCAAGACCACGCGCTACAGCTATTCGGTGTCGCTGGCGGTGGCCCTGTGCGAGGGCGAAATAGAGACGGTGTCCCGGATCTGGGCGGATGGCGAGGAGATCCCGCGCGAGGATCTGAACATGCGTGTCTACACCGGCACGTCCGACCAGCTGCCCGACCCGGTGATGGAGGCCATCGAGGGCGAAGGTCTGGTGCCGGCCTACCGGGGCACGGCCTACGTGGTCATGGAAGACATCGAGCTGGAACCCTTCGGCAATCGCGTCCCCCAGTTTTCCTTTGAAATCGTGCGGGGCGAACAGCCGGGGTCCGAGTTTTACGGGGACGACCCCGAACATTCCGCGCGGGGCGTGGCGCTGATCCCGGGCACCGGCGAATATGCCCTGGCCACGACCCCGGTCTACCTGAAATCCGATTACGGCGCGCGGCGGGTGGCCAACCTGAACGCAGTGTCGAACGTGACCGACATGATCTACACCGCCGAGGCGCTGGAGGCCGAGCTGCCGGCCTGCCAGGCGGTGTCCATGGTGGTCTGCTGGTTCGGCAATGACCTGCGCTGTGGAGAGTGCTCGCTGGAGCCCAAGGTCGAACAGCAGGAGATGGACGGGCAGGGGATGCCCTGGTCGGTCTCGGGGCTGGGGCGGTTCCAGGCGGACCTGATCGCGCAGGTGGATGACCGGCCGGTCTACGGGGGTACGCCCTCGGACCAGGCGGTGGTCGAAGGCATCCGCCATCTGCGCGACCAGGGCCAGGCGGTGATGTTCTACCCGTTCATCCTGATGGACCAGATGGATGGCAACATGCTGCCCGATCCCTGGACCGGTGCCGAAAGCCAGCCGCCCTTGCCCTGGCGCGGGCGGATCACGCTGTCGGTGGCTCCGGGGCAGGAGGGCTCTCCGGACGGGACGCTGGACGCCGACATCGAGGTCGGTGCCTTCTTCGGGACGGCCTCGGCCAGCGACTTCGTCGTGGGCGATGGTGTGGTCACCTACACTGGCCCCGAGGAATGGACGTTCCGCCGGTTTATCCTGCATTACGCGGCGCTGTGCGCCGCGGCGGGCGGGGTGGACAGTTTCTGCATCGGGTCCGAGATGCGGTCGCTGACGCAGATCCGGGGGGCGGAAGGGTTCGCCGCTGTCGAAGAGCTTCGGTCCCTGGCGGCAGAGGTGCGCTCGATCCTGGGTCCGGACACCAAGCTGGGCTATGCGGCCGACTGGTCGGAATATTTCGGCTACCAGCCGCAGGATGGCAGCGGCGACCGGTATTTCCACCTGGATCCGCTTTGGGCCGACCCCGAGATCGATTTCATCGGGATCGACAATTACATGCCGCTGTCGGACTGGCGCGACGAGGACGGCCACCTGGATGCGGACTGGGGGGACATCTACAACCCCGAATACCTGGCGGCCAATGTCGAGGGCGGCGAGGGGTATGACTGGTATTACCATTCCACCGAGGCCCGCGCGGCCCAGATCCGCACGCCGATCACCGATGGCGAACATGCCGAGCCGTGGATCTGGCGCTACAAGGATATCCGCAGCTGGTGGCTGAACCGCCACCACGAGCGCATCGGGGGCGAACGGCAGGCCACGTCGACGGCCTGGGTGCCGCAATCCAAACCGATCTGGTTCACCGAACTGGGCTGTGCGGCGGTCGACAAGGGCACCAACCAGCCCAACAAGTTTCTGGACCCGAAGTCCTCGGAATCGAGCCTGCCTTACTTTTCGTCGGGCCGGCGGGACGACCTGATCCAGATGCAATACCTGCGGGTGATGCTGGATTACTGGACGGATCCGGACCGCAACCCGGTGTCCGAGGAATACGAGGCGCCGATGCTGGATCTTGACCGGTTCTTCGTCTGGGCCTGGGATTCGCGGCCCTTCCCGGTCTTTCCCAACAATGGCGACCTGTGGTCCGACGGAGAGAACTACCGGCGCGGGCACTGGATTTCCGGGCGCATGGGCGGGCGGTCGCTGGCCTCGGTCGTGGCCGAGATCTGCCGGCGGGCGGGGCTGACGGCCTATGATGTGTCCGAGCTGTGGGGCTACGTGCGGGGCTACGTGGTCGAGGACGTGACCGATGCGCGCCAGGCCCTGCAACCGTTGATGTTGCGCTACGGGTTCGATGCGATCGAACGGGATGGCGTGCTGAAATTCGTGATGCGCGACGGGCGGGATGCGATGGCGATCGAGGCCAGCGATCTGGCCGAAAGCGACGAGATTCCGGGGCGGCTGGAACAGACCCGGGGCTCGGCAGCGGAACTGGCCGGGCGGGTGCGCCTGCGCTTCGTCGAGGCCGAGGCCAACCACGATATCGTGACCGAAGAGGCGGTGCTGCCTGACGATGCCACGCATTCGGTGACGGCCAATGACCTGCCGATGTCGATGACCCGGGCCGAGGGGCGCGCGGTGGTCGAACGCTGGCTGGCCGAGGCACGCGTGGCGCGCGACACGGCGCGCCTGGCGCTGCCGCCGTCGGCGTTGGCTATCGGGGCGGGGGATGTCATCCGCCTGCCGGTGGAGACCGGCGAAACCGAAGCGCTCTACCGGGTGGACCAGGTGGAAATGACCGACCGCCAGATCGTCGAGGCGGTGCGGATCGAGCCTGGCATCTACGAGCCGTCCGAGGCGCCCGAGGATCTGCCCAGCGTGCGCGCCTTCGTGCCGCCGATGCCGGTAGAGCCCCTGTTTCTGGATCTGCCGCTGATCCGCGGCGACGAGGTTCCCCACGCGCCGCATCTTGCGGTGACGGGAAATCCCTGGCCGGGAAGCGTCGGTCTTTACGCTTCTGATACCGATGACGGCTATACTCTGAGTGAAGTGATCGAAGCGCGGTCCACGATCGGGGTCACGGAAAACGCGCTGGATGCCGCTCCGGCCGGGATCTGGGACAATGGCGTGGCGCTGCAGGTGCGGCTGTTCAGCGGTACGCTGGAAAGCACGACGGACACGGCCCTGTTCACGGGTGCCAACCTGATGGCCATCGGGTCCGGTCTGGATGCCGGTGCGGGCCAGAACTGGGAGCTTTTCCAGTTCCGGTCGGCGGAATTGATCGGTCCGGATACCTACCTGCTGACGGGCCGGCTGCGCGGCCAGCTCGGCACCGACGGGATCATGCCGGATACCTGGCCGATCGGGTCCCGCGTGGTGCTGATGGATGGCATCCCGGCCCAGATCGACCTGGCTGCGGCAGCACGGCGCATCGCACGGCACTACCGCGTCGGCCCGTCCCGGCGCAGCTATGACGACCCGTCCTACACCCACGTGGTGGCCGCATTCGACGGCTTGGGCCTGCGCCCCTATGCGCCCTGCCACCTGACGGCGGTGCCAAACGGCGAGGGGCTGACGCTTGGCTGGATCCGGCGCACGCGGATCGACGGCGACAGCTGGGACCTGGAAGATGTGCCTTTGGGAGAGGACAGCGAACGCTATCGAATTCGCATCCTTGCCGGGACGACCGTGCTCCGCGAGGTCTCGGTCAGCACACCGGGCTGGACCTATTCCGGCGCGGACCTGGCAGCGGACCTGTCGGCGGGGGCGGACACCTGGGAGGTGGCTCAATTATCGGAACGTTTCGGCGCGGGGCCCTATGCCCGCTGCGCCCTGGAGGTGACGACATGA